TCCGACTCGGTTAAGTAGTCGGTGATGACTTCATCAAGAGTAATCCATTGTCTATTTTGTGTTGCCATATCTTCCCCTTACATTTTATTCAGTTGCCAATATCGCTGCGTCTTCAAGTAAGTAATGTCTTTCACCTTTTATATCCACAGGCGTCCCCCAATCCTTAATTCGGTAAGCCACTTGTCCGGGCTTAAGTTTCATTTTGTTTTCTTTAGTACCTCTTCCCACAGCAACTATGTGAACCTTGTTGCTTTCCTTTCTTGCTGACTCGGGTACAAATATCCCACCCTCGGAGATTTCATCCGGCGGGAAGGGTTTTATAAGTACTTGGTTTCTAATTGGCTGCATATTCATTAGTTTGTTGTTAGGTCTGTTCCGTCGTTCGCCAAATCCTGTGGCCTTTGCTTCATTAAAAGCAACTGCTGTTGTACATATTGCACGACAACGGGAATATAGTCTGGTGGTACATTTAAGGTACTATTGAGACTACTGGACAACCCTCCGCTAATCATTGTTACACTTGCGGTATAGTTGCTAAGAACAAGGCTGCTTATGACAAACACATTTTCCCCCTCACTATAAAATAAAACCCTCTGAGGTATATGGGGCATTGTTTGGAAATAAGTTTTTTGATTTTGTGTAAGGGGAATACACGGTAGCGATATAACACCGCTATCATCCTTAAACTGGAGCGTAGAAATACCCTCGCTATACCCAATACCGACGGGAATTTGAGGAAGGGTTATCTTCCAGAGGTCCCTTTCATCCCTGACAGGAACCAAGTTCTTAAAAGTAGTATAAAAGCTATTGTTAACAAAGCTGATGCCTTCTAGTTTAAGGTTGTCTGTATAGTTTGTCTTGGCCGCGACCGCAATACCCTGATCAATATACTGATTGACAAGCATCGGGGTAATCGACGAATCCTCTTGGACATAACCTCCGTAGACTTGTCTTAAAATTTGCTCTATTAATTGACCCCTCGTCATTATCAATAAGTTTTATTCAGGATGAAAATATCGCTGTAGATGTTGTTTCCTGTAGAAGCGGATCCCCATTGAGCTGTAACGTCTAATGTATTGCTAATTGTTGTACTAAACGTAGTGCTGTTCACTACATTAAATCCAAATCCTTGAACAGAAGCATTGTTAGTTTTTGTGTAATGAAAACTACCTAGCGATACAATAGATGCTACACCAGCAGTTCCAATTTGTCTAATTGTAAAATCAATATTTAAAGACCACACATCATTTATAACACTACTTCCAAGATTCTGTAGACCACTATCTAAAAGAAGAATAGATCCAGCCCTCACTCTAATTCTAATAGTTTGATTATTATTAGCATTTATAACACCACCAAATATAGCTCTAAAACTATCTCCTATAGAAAATCCGTTAGCTGGTACGGTTAATGTTCCTACGCCCCCGTTTATTAATGTAGTTTCTACAGTAGTGTTAGTGATTATAGTGCTATTTGCTGTTTGCGCAAAAAGCCCATAACTTAATGATGAAGGAATTATTGTAGCTACATTAGCATCTGCGACTAAAGAATCCTCGGTTTCGGCAACAGAATAGGTTTTGTTTTTGTAATGTATATCGGCATTAACTCCTGCGGCAGCATCAATATTTTCCCATATAGATATATTACTAGCTGGAAATGTATATTGTACGCCTGCGGGAACCTGTGGATCTTCGTCTATTTGTATAACAGTTGCCTGTACCTGTGTTGTATTTCCTACGTTAGCCGCTGTCAATAAGGTGGAAAGCGTTTCGGATACATAAAACACTTGACTGCCTAATTTATTGCTTGTATTTGGATAGTAGAATATAGCCGCATTGACAGAAGCAATAGGAAGAGTGGCTTCCTTTATCATAATATCGCTCGTAAGAAAAGAGATCTCAGTTGGGGAAGTTAATGGGCTTCCGTCTATCTGATATACTGTTGCTTGTATCTGGTTTGCCATTTTTACTGCCCTTGAAATTGAATTTGATTAGCGTAAGCCGCTACATCATTGTACTGTAAATTTACACCAATTAATCGTAATGCACGGGCAATAATTTCCATAATCGACACATCGTCCCAAACGGGCTGAACACTACTGGCTGCATTATAGACAGGAACGCCGTTTCCGTCAAGCGTGTAGCCCCAAATCATATCTGGTGGTTCAATAATATAGCTTATTCTTGCTTGACCGATGCCGAAGGGGGCAAACTGAAAGCCATTGTTTTTTATCATATAAACTGGCCAGCTTGCTACGGGGTCTATTACGCTATTGTAAATTGAGTAGAAATAGTGCTGCTGCACTTCTCTGATTCTTTCATAACCGTAGGCGCTCCACATAGCGTCTGTTTGCATATAGGCCCCACCGCTTGGTAGCTGAGAGGCTGCGCTTGGGTAGGGGGAATACCCGCTACCGTCAACAGAAAGCCACGTTTCGTAAATAATCGGGGTGAGCCTCTGCCGCACGACTGCGTTTTGTCCAAACTCAATGCGTGCGACAGGGCGTCCCGGTTGATACTGCTGAAAATTTCCTAAAAGATAGGCGACGTAGCCCTTTTGAGCTATATTAATAGAGTTGTTAAAATCCTCTGGTGAAACATAACCCTGCTGAAGGTTCTTGCTTACAGCATAAAGGACTATCTTGTATACATCATTAATATTGTACGCCATCTTTTATTTTTTTATGCGGTCTTTTGTAGCTGGTCTCTGAACGATTCTCCATCTTGAGAGTTTGTCAGCGCCAAGTTCAAGAGATACTTTTCTGGGGTATCCTGCTTTGACATAACGCCAATCAGTCCACCTCCGTTTGACCAGTATATCTTACCCGGCTCCCGACCAATCTCAATCTTAGAATCAAGAATTGCTCTTTTAATCAGCCACATAATATCAATCTCTTTTGAGTCTTTTGTTCTTTGGAAATAGTCTGGGTTACGTTTTGCGTACACCATATATTCCCGGCGCAATCCATCATCTGTCTTAGGCATACCAAGATCATCAATCAATCGTAAGCCCAAGAAAGCTGCGTGCTTGCGCATTTTATCTGCTGGCATTTCTTTTGCAAGAATAGCCATTTCAAGTTCAAGCGCCTCTCTCTTAAACAACTCTTCCTGCTCTCTTGCTGGATCGTATTCATAAAACTCAAACTGGCTTCCTGTTTTGTTACTTGCGCTACCTACATTGTGCCTTGTAATGCGAGCAAACTCAAGGGCTGTTGTATCCCACTCAGGGATACGAAGTATCTTGGTTCCTCTCACAAAGCTTAAGCTGCGCAGGTTGTTTCTTACATATTCGGGTGTAATATCCTTTTGTTCTTTTACCCAAATAGTATCAACACCAGAGAGTAATCTGACACGCTCCATTTTACCTGTTGCAGGATTAATAACGTCATCAATTCCCGGAACGTGAACACCACCTCTTCTTGTTCTATTAATTAACTTAAAGATGTGATATTTTATTCCTCCATCACTTTGTTGTCTAATTTCCGTTACCAATTCTTGTTCCCCTAAAGAAAGAGCTTCTGTGTTTTTTTGTTCACCTCTCAGCGAGTACTGAACATCTGATAATTTTGCCATTTTAATTTAATTTTTAATTTTTACCATTTAAGCTGCACGCCCCGCAATACGCGGGCGGTTTTCTTTGTAGAAAAATTTGTGACCAGCCCTTATAGGCTTGCCGTTATTATACATTGCTGCACGATTGATAGTGGTCTTGGGTATGCCAAGCTGTTGTGAGGCCTCTTCGGAGCCATCGAATACCATAACTTCCCCCGCATACTCGCAAACAATTGGGCGTTTAACAGTCTTATTTTTAATTACGCCAACATCAATCTTTAATGGATAGCTGTCGGTTTTGTAACGAAAAACATACCCCTTTGCTTGACTCTTACGTTTTTGCAATGAATCAGATATGGTAGAATGGTGAATTTTCAATTCATCCGAAGCCGCTGAAAGTGATTTATACTCTTTTACAAAATTACCCTGCAAATCATAGCAAAGTATTTTTCTTCTTATAGTATCTCTACCCTTTTCGGCGCCCCATTCTGGAATTTTAATACCTTGTTTTTTATTTCTTTCACTCATTACCTTGGCAAGTTTTCTCCTTGTCTCTTCAGTATGAGTTTTGCCATAAAAAGGATTTCCCGCTCCAGAAAATACCTTAGACTGTTTTCTTCTTCTTTCTAAATCGTGCATCCAAGTTGAACGCTGACCATCCCCACCCAATGTCATATTCAATCCTCTCGAATTTTTATAACAATAAGTGTTAAGTTCAGCAATCCAGTAAATTTCCCTTTCGTCCAACATAGCGTCCTCAACTTCTTCAATCACTTCTAAAATGTGAGCATCCCAGCCGTATTTTCTTAGGCTGTTGTGTAATTTTAAATCCTTTCTATTCTTCCTTACATCGCATTTGTACGCATTAACTCGCTTGCGCAAATCGTGCGTTTTGCCTACATAAAGTCGACCAGAAGGACTTGTTATTTTGTATATTACTCCCATTTTTTTAGTTACAAAGGGAGCCGCCCATGTGACTGGGCGACTCACCTAAGTTAATGATTATGAAGCTTGTACAATGACAAACTGGTTGGCCGCTGCTACCCTCGACCCGCGATACGTGATCATCTCCACGTTATCGTTCATTTGACCAGTTGTGGGGTTCTGAGAACCACCACCCCATTGCCAAACACGGATACCGTTACCAATAGTACCACCTTTAGGAGGTTGCTGATACATAATGGTAATGTTCTTGTAGAGCTTGCTCGCATCTTTAGCGTCGCGAGTTTCTCCTTGAGGACAGATCATTCCGAAGTTACGGAAGAAGTCTGTGTTAGGAGTTACTCCAGTCAAGAACTCGGTATTGAAGGGACGATACTTCTTCACCTTGAAGTGGTAGCCATCGATGCTGATTGACTTACAGCCGTAGTTGATAGCAGCCTCTTCAGACTTTTCGTTAGCACCCCAAACCCAAGCACCAGCAGGGTAAGCGGCGAACAATCCGTCAGAGAAGTTTTGGTTTTGATAGATATCCTGAAGCCACATATTCTCGCTTACGCAACCGTTTACGTCCATAATACGAGTGATTTCGTGGATCTTGGCGATATCCAAGTTTCCGGGTGTGTAACCAACAGTCTCACCATCAGCCAGTACCTTGGGGATGATACCCTCAGAACCTACTGAAGTTGTTGTGCTAAGACCTGTGTTGTTTACGATGTTACCACGCATTAACTTCATCTCTACGTCGTCCTTGAAACGGATGTTTGACTTAACAAGTCCTTTCAGGGTGAAGAGGGAAGTCCCGGCTTGCGCTCCACCAGCAGGAACGTCACCAGAAAAACCGCCTGTGTAGTACACTTCGGTCATTTCAGCGAGGTCGGTTGCTGAGAAAGTCTCACGCATTTCAGTAATGGTGTTAGTGTACTTCTCGTCCAACTGAATCATTGGTTGGTTGGTGTTAGAAGCCTCACCAGCATCCATAATACCACCGAAGATCAGGGTATCAGTAGCAAGGAAGCTTGAGCTACCAGCAGAAGCCAAAGACTCGGTAGAGATTTTGGGACGAACGGTGAAGGTAAAGGCATTAGGAGTAGTTCCTGTGATTGCCAAGATTTGACCTTCTACGTTAGTTGAAGCTACGCGGACAGTTTCACCGGGGCGCAAGGGGGCCTGAGTTCCGCTGTTGTAGTGGTAACCAGCGGCCAGAGTCAGGGTGATAGTTGCACCGGCAGAAGCAGCTACGTTAGCAGCAGCTTGAATACCGGTGATCAATTTACCACGGTTTTCAAACCAGAAGTAATCACGGTTTTTAACCTCTTCCATTCCAGCGTGAGTAGCTAACCACCAAGTGAAGTCTTCGCTACCATATTTTTCAACGTAGTTTTTGTAGTACTGTGGTGTCAATAGTTGAAGGTCGGACACCAGTTGTCTCGTTACGCCACCCGCGATACTAATATTACCGGGTTGGAGTATATTCGAGGTAGGGATACCAAGAGCCATTTTGTTAAAATTTAATTTTTGTTAATTGATTTGATTTACGAGTTCTTCCAAATGTACTCAATTTGTCGGTCTAAGTCTGATTTGTTATTGCCTGAGAAAGTTGATTGGGCTGTCTGGGAAGTCACGCTTACGTTACTCGTCTTTTTAATGTACTCCGCAAGCCTTTTTGAGGCCGCATCGTTCACAAACTTCTGATTCACTTTTCCTTCGCTCTGCAGGAGCGTTAAGTCGCGGATAATTTGATTGGTATTTAATTTATACCCTCCATTCCCGTCATCTTTCAACCATCTTTCTGCCAGCACAACATTGGCGTCAAAATTAGCGTCGGCAAATTGTTCAATTTGCGAAGCAACTGCAATTTTCTCTTCATCTGATACGGCATAAGATAGCGGTATTTCAACTTCCTCGTCTTTTACCGATACGCTAAAGCCATCAAAGGAAGAAAGTGCAGCAATCGCTGACTCCTTGAATTGGTTCATCAGGGCCGATTGAGCATCCAATTCCTCTTGGGTTGGCTCATAGCCTTGTTGTCCCGTTTCAAATTGTACGTCAGGGAGAACTAGCTCGTTTTTGAATTTCTCTAATTCGGGCTTGGCAAGTTTAGCCTCGATGAACATTTCTGTTTCAACGTCCTTTACTCTTGCCTCCCAATTAGAGAGTTTTTCTTGATATTCTTCATCTGTCTCCAAGTCGCCTTGAGCGGGTCTTTGGGGAACAGAAAATTGCTTATTGAACTTATACTCAATTTCGTTAGGAGTTAAGTCCTTGTACTTTTGCTGCATATTGAGTTTGATAATCTCAGCAGCAGACCGCGTGTCTAACTCAGATATACTGGTAAGGCGATCGAATTTCTTTTTGTTCTCTAAGAAGCTGTAAAGGTCGTCTTCTTTACCTTCTTGCATTAGCTTAAAGAACTTTGCGCTTTGTTCGTTGGCAAATTCTATTTCTGCGGGGGAAGATGCGGTATCGCGAAGTTGACGAAGTTGCTCTATCTCTTCCCTCGCGGCATCGGCATTATCCCATCCAAATTGTCCTTTTAACCACTCGTCCGCGTCTACTATCTCTTCCTCGTATTCTTCTTGAGTGTCGGGGGAAGATGTGGTTTCGGGAGCTTGATTGTTTGTAAAATCCGGCGTAGCGCTCCAAGCGTTATCCGAAAATGGATTAAAGGACTGTTGCTGTACATTTTCTTGTGCAGCATTTTGTACGTTTTCTTGTACCTGTTCTTGGTTGTTGTTGTTTTCTGACATAAAGTCTATTTGGTTAATAATTAGCTAAGCGTTAAGCGGTAAATAGTCTTTGCGGCAAGACCAGAAAGTTCTTGAGATCTATTTTCCACGTCAAGCAATTTTTTCTCGCACGCAAATTCATATAAGTCGTAAGAGAAGTCTAATAACTCTTTAACCAGCTTTACAGAAGACTCGTGTCCTCCATATTTTGGAGTAGGGATGCGAACTAGGGCTCCAAGTCTTTTGCCGTCCATATAGCCCATCATCTTTTCTGGAATATCATCAGAGAAGTCTTCTAGACCCTCGTATAACTTACCAAGCGCGTCGTGTTCCCATCCGCCTTTAGTTTGCTGATGAAATTCGTGTGCGGCATCGTGAAAATAGAATAATCTATCGCGGATTTCTTCGGGTGTGAGGGAAGTCTTGGCTTTCACCTCTTCCCCTGACATTCTGATTTTAGCTGTTATTGCCATAATTACATTCCTTTTTTAGCTTCTTTAACTTCTTTTTTAGTTCTCTCTACCGTATTAGGTCCTGCATTAGACTTAAACGGATTTTTGAATTTTATATCAACGGGGCTTCTTAGCTTGATATTGATTTTTTTAGGAACCTGAACATCATAATCGTAATACTCGTTGGTCTTTTTGATTTCATATCTTCTATTGAACTCGTCTTGTGTTATGTTCCTCGTTCCTTTACCAAGATCGTCTGCAACCTCTTTGACAAATTCAGCATTTTCCGGGTTCTTTACATCGTGTTCCCATTTAACACGCATAACAACCTTACTGGGTTGTTTCTTTGGGTCCGGCTGCTTCTTTGGGTCTGGCTTTTGATTTTGCATTATGATTTCTTTTTTTTGGTTCGCAATTTTATTTTCTTTTCTTGCTTTAGCATTTCCTTGGTCGGCGCTTTACCGCTACCAACATTAGCGCGGATATTATCCCAAAGTCCTCTTTGAGAGTAACTTCCGTCCGCTCTTTTAATCATCTCTTTCATTTCTTACCAGTTAATACGTTTTTCTTAAATAAGGCACGCTTCTTAGCAAGTTCTCCAAGCTCACCGCTTTCGGCTGCCTTCATCTTAGAGGCAGGGATAGGCTCACCCTTCTTGGCCCCAAGTTGAGCGCGAAGCGCACCTGCCTTGAACTCAATAGGCTTTTGGCCTTTCTTTTTTACTTTGAGTTTTACCTTTTTCATCTTTAGCAAATTTTGTAAAGTCTTACAATGAGCTTATCCAAGGTGGCGCTTGTAGCCGTTCCGTCAATCCACAAAAATCTTGCGTATGATTGAAAACGGAAGATTGAAGCCGTCAATGTTGAGGTTGCTGTTGCGCCTGAAGCCAAGTTAACCCCTTGTAGGGCTAATGCGTTAGCCGAGGATACCGCACTACCGTCTGAAACGCCGTTGATAGCTCCTGAGTCGTTGGTATGCTTAAAGGCTACCTCTCCGCCTATTCCGACAAACTGGACAACCGCATAATCAAAGCCCCCTGTGTCTAATTTAACGAGAAAGGGTGTCCCTGACTCGGTTCCAGAGGTATACTCTTCTGTGGCATCAATTATTACTTGTACTGACATATTTTTATTTTTATGATGTTACTACTGTTATTGTTTCAAGAGCGCTTAAATATCCGTTGGCTCCAAATTCTTTATTGGGCTGAGCGGGTATAACCTTAAAAGAGTTTCCAAAGTAATCAACGCTTCCAATGTAGCCAAGGGTTACAAACGATCCGGCTTGGCAACGCATACCTACCTGAAATGAAGATAGATTGGCGGATTGTGCTGCGTTAAGTGTTACTTTGACGCTTTGACCTCTAAGGGCTTGAGACGCTTTTCTATTTGTTACTGTTACTGACATATTTTATTTTTTATTGTTGGGGAAGTTGTGGTTGTTGTTCTTGCATCATTTGCTCTTCGGCGGGCATTTCACCTTCTGGCATCATTTCCCCCGCACCCTGTTGTTGCTGCATTGCCGCTGCCATTTGCATTTTAGCAAGAACTTCTTCTTGTTTCTCTTGGGAAGATATGACAGAGGATAAAGCTACATTCTCCATTACGGCTTGGATTAGCGGCAAAATTTCTGGAGGAATTGGCTGGCCAGTTTCCATGTGCTTCAGGTAGGCTTGGGTCGCCATTTGAAGAACAGCGGTTTTATTTTGGGCATTGGCGGCCATCTCGGCACGTTTCATGTCCATAAGGCCTTCCTGCTCCTTTGTAGCCCTCTTTTCTTGCTCTGCTATTTGAGCGGCTTGGATTTGCCCTTGAATAGTAGCTTGTTGATTTTCTGCGGCTCTTGTCTGATTGTAAATAATCATCTTCTTTTGCGCTCTTCTAAACAAGGCCTCTGCTAATTTCACATCTTCCTTGGCTACACGCATTATTTGGAAGGGGTCAAGGAATAGTACTAGGTCGGGGGAAGATGCGAGTGCCTGATTAAGCATAGCCTCAAAACGGGCCAGCTCATACTGATCGGGCAGCATTTGTATTCTCGCATTAAAGATACGGGCAGCGATTTCGTCGCTATTGCTCTTAACAATATCACGATACACATTAGCCCCGTACATTACAGAAGTCTTAAGAAGCGATGCTACTTTCTTCGCGGTATCGGCCATACAATTAGTGTACGCCCAATAAAAGTAATCGGTAGCATTTTGGGCCACCTGCTCAGCGGTATTGATATTTGAAACAGCAACACGGGGCTGAATAGCGGCGGCTATGAGGTTCGGGTCTTCCCCCAACTCATCCTTCAAAATCTGGTAGTGCTTATCATATAATAAGATAAGACCTTGTAATTGGGCCAAGAACCCTGAATTGCTTAACTCCTGAATAGGCACAGGGATAGGATTTCCCTCCGCATCACGACCGCGATAGTAAATATCACCTGTTTGGTCGTAAAGTTTTTTAACGTCAATACCTTTATTCTGGTCTCCTAATCCAAAGTCAATATTTTGTAAGGCGTCCCAGTTTACAGCCGAACCAGTAGGTCTCATTTTTGCCACTAATTGCTGCATGCGAAGACGAGCAATAATCATCTGGTCTACTGGCTCTTGAATTTTTTCCGGGATGGCGAGGGAAGTCATGTCGTAGTTCTGCACCATATAAAAGCTGTACGAGAACTCGGCATTTCCAATTTCCTTCGGATCCTGCGGGCGTATCATATTTTTCTTTAGGCCCCACTCAAGAACGGTATTAGTAGGTCTGCAATACACCCCGCGGTATATATTCCATTTTGTATCCGACAAAAGCTTTTCGTTTTCAGCCGTTTTATCGGGTCTACCTTTCTTAACGATTGTAGACTTATTTTTCTTTGTTGTAACAACGGTGTAGTCATCGCTATCAACCGTCTTTAGCTCAAACTCAATTACGTCAATGTTCCACTCGTCATAAGGGCGAAGGAAGGTTACATTCCACTCGGTAAGCCAAGTGATATTGTCGTATAATTGGAACTCCTTAGAAAACTGAGCCATCTTCCATAACTCTTCTTCGCTAATCTTTCCACCAAACTCAACGCCATACTTTCTTCTGAGTTCGCTAATTTTATAGGTGCGAATTACACCGCGCCACGTCGTATCTCTAAAATCTGGATAGGAAGAGTAGGAATAAAAACAATTTTCAGGCTTCAGCCACTCAACGTGAATAACACCTTGGTCATCCATCCATGTATAGGTACCAACAAAACCTGTTTCAGCGCTGTCGTGCAGCATCTTTTCCTTTAATGTATCAAACCAGCCATTAGCAGCTAATACATCATTACAGGCAAGCTCGTAACCAATCTCTTCTGGCAAGCGCTGGAATTGAGATTGCCAAAGCTTGAGTTCTTCTTTGTCTTCGGGAAGTTCTTCTCCTTGTGGCAAGAGCGGAACACCCGACTCTTCTTGCAGGCGTTCCAGCATCGCTCTATTCTCAAGGATGAACTCTAGTTGTTCGTACTCTTCTTTCTTTTGCTTATTAGAAATACTATCGGTGGCAGTTACTTGTATTTTTTCGCTACGAGCCATCCATCTACCTACCAAGCCGGAGATAATACGATTAACAATGTTAATTGATTGCCAGTTGATATTAAGATAGTTGACCTTACCATTGAACTCAAGCAAGTCTTGAAACTTGCTCATCGGAATACGACCATTAGCGTAACCGCGATTAGTTCTCCAACGAGCATTGCGAACAAAGAAATAACTTGATATTCCACCCCTTATAGTAGAATCGATATATATAGCGAGTCGTTTTCCGTATTCCCAGTCTGACTTATCTTTGATAGTTAGCTTAGGGTCAAGCTGAAACGACTTTAAGGGTTGAGCAGAGAAATCCTGCATCTTTATATTTTTATCCGAAACAAATATAGTTAAATTATACGAAAAAATTTTTTTTTACTACCTTCCGGCGTTTGCGGTGCCGTAATTCGGATAAATTTTAATTAACGGTGTTTGGGGAGGTGCTGGCTTATAGATAGGCTCAAGCCCTGCAACGAGGGCAATCATAGCCGAAACGGATCGGTCGCTAGGTGTACGCTTTTGAGGATCGTAACTTTTTAAGTCCTCGATAAGTTCAAGCCAGTATATTTTTTCGCAATAGTGTTCAATATAGCTAATCATCGCATCATT